CACCCGGTCCAGCCAGTCGCGCAGCCGCTGGTGGCCTATCCGTGTGAGCTTGGCTTTTTGGGCATCGTTCAAACGAACTGGCACAGGGTTGAGCTTTTCACCGGGGGCCTTTGCAGGCCGCCCGGTTTTCTTGGCGGCCGGTTCGCTCACTTGACTTTGACCGCGACCAGTTCGGACTCGTGACCCATCACAGCCTCGGCATCAGCCTTGCTTTCGTAGCCCGCATCCTTGCAGGCGGCTTCGATTGCTGCTTCCTGGCTGTCGGCTTCGTACACGCCGAAAGAGTGGGCCGACTTGCTGTTGCTGACTTCGTACTTGCTCATGTTGCTCTCCTGGGTTGCTGCGGCGTCTTGCTGCAGTGGTGTTAATGTAATACCGCAACGGCAAGCACGCAAGCACTTTTTTGTAACACCAAAACGCGCCTAACACTTCGTTCCAGCGGACGTGCCGCTGGCGCGGCCCGCGCGCTGAACTCAAGCGTTAGGCAACTAGGCGTGCCACTTGCTGATTGCGCGCGACAGTTCTTCGCGCCCGATGCCTTCGCGCAAGGCATCTTCTTCAAGGCTCTTACGCACGGCATGAGCATTGCGGTTAATCAGCGCCATCTCTCGCGGGTTCGCCGGAATGATTCCGTCTTTTCCCATCGGGCCTGTGCAAACCGTCTGGTCATAGGCTTCGCATTCCGTGTGGTAGCGAGTTGCCATTTCATGCAGCCGGTTGTCGCGCTCTGTGGGTTTCCACTCTTGCTGCCATTCGTTCATGCTTCTCTCCGAAAATCGTTGCCTAACCGCCAGTTCAACTCGGACGCCCATTCGGGCGCCGGTTAACTTATTGGTTAGGCGTCATCGGTCTTCAGGCTCGACCCAGAGCTGATCGGCTGTATATGCGCTCTGCAAGAGCTTCGCAAAATCCATCAGGCCGTATCCCTCTTCTGGTGTTCCGCGCTGCGGGTACGCGATGGACCGCGCAATGTTTCTCAGCCTCAAGTTTTCGGCGTGCAACTCAAGAATGTCTGCCTTTGCGTCTTGCAGCGCAAACATTACTGCCGGCGCGCTCTGGTTGTGCGCCATTGCCTTTGGGTCGCAGACCCTCCAGGTCTCAATACTTCGCTTCATGTCATTCCCCTCTGTTGGCCCTTCTGTTTGTTGCGCGTAACGCCTAACCGTTCGCTCAAGCGGACGGCTACGCCGCGCGCTTAGCTGTTTGGTTAGGCCCGTTTGTTCCAGCGCCGAATCGCGCAGTCCATGTAGGCGCCTGTCCCGCGCTCGTCGGCGCTGTCCTGTCCGTCCTTCACGCTTGGGGCTACGGCGCACCGGCTGCTGGCGCAGTACACCTTGCCCCAGGCGTTGCCCTCCTCGTCGGGGTTCTGAGGCGCCAGCTTCGGTTTGGTGCCACAAAACGGGCATGGCAGCGGCACCAGCTTGGGTTTCAGTTGCTTCTCACGCATCATCTCGCTCCGGTTACAACGGGCCTAACCCGTCATTCGAGCCGACCGTTCCGGCGGCTCAATTCCCACGTTAGGCATCACGAATACGCGCCGCCAGCATCGCGGCATCAATCAGCGCGTCCATGCTATCGGCTGGTGCGTGCTGGGTGCCGCCTTCTGCGAGCGAGTGCGTTGCGCTGAATTCCGTGCCGTCCATGCGCTTCCACACGTTCGGCTGTTTCTCGCTTCTCAGCGTCAGGCCCTGGCGGCTTTTCAGCCAGCGGTAACGTGCCGCATCCTTCTCAAGCGCCGCCTGTCGCGCTTCTGCGCGTTGCGGACACGTCCGCCCAACTGCTTGGTCGAGGCGACCCCCAACAGCAGGGGCGTCCTGTGGCGTATCGGTAGCAGTTTTGTCGTTCATGTGTTTCCTCGTGCTGTCGGGGTCGCCTCACCGCGAACGTTAGGCCTCTCGCACGCGGGCCAGCAAAGTGCCTGGCTTTGCAATGCGGCTGCCAATCTCGCGCATGTGCTGCGAGTACACGGCTGGCTCGCACTCACGGACTAGCGCGCGCAGCCGGTCGGACTTCACCTCTGCGTCCAGCAACGCGTTGTTCAGCGTCAGCACCTGGTCGGCCAGTTCCAACGTGTCGGCCTCGTCGTACAGGGCGCGCATAGTCTCAACGGCCCCGCACGAACTACACCAACTGTCGCCGGGCGTAAGGCCCTCGCTGGTGCTGGTGTGGCCGCATCGGCTGCACTTCCACGCGACAGGCCTAACAGGCCGCTGCACCGGCCCTGCGTCGGCGCGGCTGCTCTTGCTCGCTTCGTCACTCATGGCTCGCGCCTCCTTGTCCGGTGAGCTTTGCGTTAGAACTCTCGCAAATCTTCATTTGCAGCCCAAGCCGCGTCATGCTTCCTCCGCAGCCATAAGGGCCAGCGTCGCAACAAGCACCGCTCGGTTCTTGACGCGGAGCCAACGGCTGATCATGTCGATGTGACGGCTAACCGATGCCGCCGTGATGCCGATGGCCGGTCCGATCCTGCTGGCCGGGATTCCGTCAAGCAGCAGTGCGGCAACTGCGCTGTGAGTTGGCGCCCAAAGCTCGTTCATCATTGAAGGCCAAGGGCCAGTTCCTTGACCGACTCGCCAGCTAGGCGAAGGGCATCAGACTTGGCCGGAAGCGTGGGCATGAACTCTTGTGCACGTTCATACGAAATCCGGCCCTTGTCCACCGCGTCGATAAGGGCTGATTCCCGCCCTCGAACGTCATGGCCTAGGGTGATGGTCCACTTCACTGCGACACCCCTATCCCTGGCCTGATTAACCATGCGCAAATAGGTCTCCTTGAACGCCATGCGTGCCTCAACCATCGCGCCAGCATCAATGAGCCCGACCGCCACGCCAAAGGCCTGCGACATTTCCGTCGTCCAAACGGCGCTATCGCCTTCGTTGTGAGGCAGCATTGCCCAAGCTTCCTCGACGCCAGGCCGCCCATCGTCAAGGCGGCTGACTACGTCCTTGATCGTCAAGGCCCCGCGCACTTCCTTGCGGCATCGCACCAGCGCGCCAAGCACTTGTTCTTCTGGGTAGGCGCTAAGGTCGCCAACAAACACGCGGGCGGCGGCTTCTGAGAATGTCCGCCCACACAGCTCGCTAGTCACGGCGATAGCTCGGATGAGTTCAGGACTTGGCATTGGCGTACTCCATCTCTGCTGCGGCCAACAGCCCATCAAAGGCATTGGCGTTGGTTTGCGTTCTGTCGGCCTGTTGGGCCTGTGTTCTGGTCACCTGCCGACCTGTTGCCCATTCGGTGCGCAGCTTCTCCGCGTCACGCAGCAGCAGGTTCGTCGGGTGCATCGCCGCAACGTACAGGCCGTTTTGGCTTTTGACGAAATGGGCCGCGACAAACGGCGCCTCCGCTGCGCCCAGCTTCCCCACCAATTGCGCCAAGTGGGCGTTGACGCTGGCGTTTCGCACCGGAGGGACGCTGTACCGTCGCTCATAGGCCTCCGAGTACGAGGCCCACACAGCGGCCGAATCTGGCGCTGGCTTGGCTCCGCGTTTTCGCGGGGCCTTGCCGGAAAGCGCCGCAGGCGCAACTGAGGAATCAGGAATCAGTGGTGAGGAATCAGGAATCAAGGAATCAGGAATCAAGGAATCAGGAATCAAGGAATCAGATGGACAAGAAGCGCCATCGTTGGCTTGACGTTGCATCAACGTTGATTCAATGACAGTCTTTCGGTAGTCCTTAGTTGCCCCGCCTTTGGCTGAATTACAAGATGTGCATAGCGTTTGCAAGTTCGTGATTGCGTTGTCTCCGCCTTGCGAAAGCGAGACGATGTGGTCAATCGACAATGAGTCCTTGGTTCCGCAACGAAGGCACTTCATCCCATCGCGGGAAAATACTGATGAACGCACATCGGGGCTTACGTCATAAGCATGTCGAGTCACCTGTGGTGATCCTGGCGGCGCCGGGATATCGCTCGGCACTTCCTTGTGATGCGGCATCTGATGTTTGATGAAATTGACGATCTGCACGTACTTTCTTCCGTCAACCTCATAGCGAACCAAGAACCCGCTTGATGCAAGCTGGTCAAGGCTGTCTGAGACCGAAAAATCGTCGGCCGCGAACAGTTCCATCTTGATCTTTTTCGGCCTGTCCTCGAACCTGCCCTCACGGTCTGCAATGCACCACAGCCCGATAAAAAGGAGCCGTGTTTCTGGTGAAAGCTCCGCAAGAATTTCGTTCTTGAAGAAGCCCGGCTTGATGTTTCTCGAACGCGCCATCAGAAGATCCTGTATTCCTTGACGCGCTTGCCGTCTGGAAGGTCTACCCAGCGATCCAGAACCTTGACGCCATCGCGGCGCAGATCGCCACAGCGCTGTGACAGGCTGAAGCACTTCGCCTCGTTCAGCGCGACGACTGGCGTAACCCAGCGGGCGCGCAGAAGCTTGATCAGGTCGGCTTTCATGGTCATGCGAGGGCTCCCAACGGAATGTCGCGGAACAGGCGCGGGGCTTCAGTGGCGGTGATGATTTCGCCGAAGCGGCCATAGCCTGGGCTCGGGCAGCGGGTGAAAACAAAGCCATCCGAATACTTGACTTCAGCCTTCTCCCAATTAGCTGCGCTTTGCTTCTTGATTTGCACGCCATCAAATGCGTTGTCAGGTTTTGGCTTGACTACCTTGTTGCGCAGCGCACGCATCCCAGATGCTGCACAAGCGTGGCTGCATGTGAGCTGAGGGCGTGTTTTAAGGTGGGAGAACTCTTTGCCGCAGCGCTTGCACTTCGAGGTCGTGCGCAGAGCATCAAAGCTTGCTTCATGACATTCGGCGCTGCAGTACGTGCGAATGGTCCTGCGCTTTCCGGTTATCTCAATGCCGCAGTTTCGGCAGTTGTTCCCGGGGTTCTTGATGCGCTCGGCCTCGTGATAGCAAGGCTTACTGCAATACTTCATTGAGTGCTTCTCAGCGTTGAAGTCAAGCTTGCAGTGTTGGCAACTGAGGATCATGCGGCCTCCACGCGATTGAATGTGAGCCGGTCAGGCATAGGCTCTGCCGGGAGTATTGCGTTGCGAACGCGCGTGCTCAACTGAGCGCCCGCGCTCAACTTGATGTGAGGATCAAGTGCGCGGCCAGTCTCGACATAGACCAACCACGAGTCACAAGCGAGCTTGTACTCAGCGCAATCAATCTGCTTTTTGCAGTGGTACTTGTCGCAGGGCGTCTTGTCTGACGCTGCGATTGCGCTAAAAAAGTCCTTTAGGCTCATGCGGCCCGCTCCAATTCTTGCAATCGTTGTTTGAGTGCCGCGACCTCAGCAGCGCGGCTATCACGCTGCACAACATCGAAACCCTGCTCGGCCCGCGCATTAGCGGCAGTGGCTGCGGAGTTGATGGCGCTTGCTGCGCTGTACCGGCCACGTTGGATGGAGCGGGGGCCGGGAGTCGAACCCGGGTAGTCGGCTTGGAAGGCCGAGGCATAACCGCTCTGCCACGCCCGCGTTTAGAAAGGGTGGGGCGCCTGGCTGGGCGTGCGGCTGCAGTAGCACGCTTTCCACAAGCTGCGCGGGCACGGCTGCAGCACAGCCCCGCTACCCCATTGATCATGAAAAAATAGCCCGGGCTGGCCGCGTTACCGCAACCCACGGCCCGGGCAAAGCCACCAGCGCCCCGGAGGAAGGGCATTGCGTGCTGGTGGGAGACAAACATTTAGGCCACCACCTTCACAGGGATGAAGCCGTGATAGCGGTCATCGAAGCACATGAGTGCAACGACGGGACTACGCGGCCCCATGTCCTCAAGCGACGTGTGCCGCTCGCAGTCTTCGCGGCGGTCACAGACGATGGGAGAGGTGGCGTTAAGCGCACCTTCACAGCGGCAGATGTCGTGCGGCAGCATGGCTCAGACCTTCGCTGCTTTGGCTTCCGCCGCGATCAATTCCGGCATATGCTTGCGGGCCAGCGCAGCAAGGACCCGGTCTTCGATTCGGGCCGGTAGAACGTCAGGCCACTGCGTGACAGCAGACGACGTGATGCCGATTGCCTCAGCCGCTTCGCTTACCGTCCCGCCGAGAAGATTGATTGCATGTGCTTTATCCATGCAGCCATGTTAGC